CCTCATTGCTCACGCGCACATAGACGTAGCCAGGCTGCCCCGAAACGGCAACAGTCCCATCCGGTTTTCCCAGCAAGCCATAGATGTACGAGCGTTCTTCAGAACCGGCGCGGGCGCCGTCGAATGCTCTACGTAAGTCGCTCACGTTGGCCCCCCAAAGAATCCTCGAAATATCTCAATCGCTCCCGAAAGGCTCTGTAGGTTTCCGGTCTTATCTACTACCGATGATCCGAAATTGCTCGTATACGAGACGTATCGTTCTGACTCCCAGATGTAGATTACATTACGGTCGTCGCTGGCAAAAGCGGCTTCAGACGCATAGCGATCATTGATGGCTGTAGTGTGCGGGCCGTAGATCATTGTCCAGGTGTCACCGTAATTCGATGATACAAATACCGCCGCTTCGTCGTCGGCCTCATTCCCTGATGACGCCGTGTTTTTGTGTCCTACCATCACCACATAGCGCCGGTCATTGTCGTAGGTGCGAATGGCAAATAGCCCCCGCTGCGGGCCATACTGACCGGCTCCTGGCAACGGGCTGATGTCTACAGCGCCATTTGCCAGGTCGGGTAGTCCAGTGGTGCGGCGCGTGCCATAGAGGATCGATGTGCTCCCGTGAATAACTCTCCCGTGGTAGACAATCAATTCGTCGTCATTGTCCGGCCAGGGTACATGCAAACAGCCGCCCAGCATGTCACCAGGGGAGATATAGGGCGTGCCTGTGCCATCAACGGCGTTGGTTTCCTCCGTCCAGGTTGCGCCCCAATTTGTAGTGGCGTAGGTGGACGTGCGATTGAGGCCAGTGGCATCTGTGTCGTAGGCGGGCACGCGTGCATAGCCCGGCGTGCGTGGTGACAACCAAATGGCCGGGTAGCGTCTCACATTATTGTTAGCATAGTTGGGGTCAAAACCGGCTGTAACTGTGATTTCACTTGACCATGTGGCGCCGGCGTCCTGGCTGTAGACAATCGTGGTCCCCTTGTTTGTGCCGAACAGATAATTGTTGTAGTGGCTGGCAACCATGATCCAGGGGTTGTTAGCTTCTACCGCCTGGAATCGACCAAACGAGGCGGCAATCGTACGCCATTGCCCAAGTGACCCTACAGCGGTTTCGGCAAATGTAAAAACCTCTGTAGCCGTAGGCGTGCCGAATAGATCGGTTAATCTCCAAATGCCGTCTTCCGTGGCCACCCAGCCATTGATGGCGGTGCCCAAATCCCTATAGCCTGGCGAAAATGGATCGACCACGAATGATAATATCTCATTCGATGCTGGAAAATGGACACCTAGCGAGGTATTGCTAGACCACGTTGGCGGGCTGCTCTGAAAATTTGATGTTTTGAAAATTGAACCTAGAGCGTCTATCATCCCAACAACCTGGGTTGTACTGGTTAGTGTCGGCTCCGTTGTGGCTGATGGCACTGGCGGCGTCCAATCGTCGTCGTCGTCAACCGGCTCGGCTTCCTCTGGTGTAAATGTAACCGCTGTAACACCCGACGTTTCCCGCTCCCAGGTCAATTCGACCGTGCGTACAAGCCCTGTACGTTCGTGGGCGTAGCGAATATTGATTTCCTGCACCAATCCCCGCTCAGTTGTAAATGCCAGCCCACGCTGCGCAGCTATGGCGCTGGTGATAGTGAGCCGTACCCAGGTCATATTGGCCGGCTCGATGCCTTTGTCGCTCCCTTCTGCCAGTGTAATGCTAAATAGCCCCTGGCGGGCGTTGAGGCGGGCGTAGCGGTGCCCCGTGACGGCGTTCAATCCTGATTGGTCTACGCATAACTGTTCGCTATGCCGCTTTTCCTGCTCGCCCTGGCTGGGGGCTGTGCCCGGCGCAACACAGAACAAGGGCGTAATCGTGCTGGTACTCGCCTGGATTGCTTCGCCCCATAGTTGCCTGATTCTAGGTGGGCGTTGGTGTGTGTAGCGTATATCGCTAAAATCGGCGCCGGTCAGGGTCGCTTGTACAGTCGCCGTGCGGCTCCCTGTATCCTGGAGCATGGGATCAACCTTGACCATCATCTGGCCCAAGGTGTTACAGTTGAAGCGATAATCAGGGGCTATCGACTGGCATTTGCGGTTAATCTGGTCATATAGGCTTTCGCCTTCAGCCGCCAGTCGCACAAATTGATAGGTGTTGCCGGTTCCGCTCCATGAAAAATCCGCTACCTCTGCGGCTGTCGAATGCCAGAAAATGAGGTAATGCAGAAAGCGATCCATGTTGGCGTTGGCCATCTCTGTCCAGTTGGCCGGCGTCGTGGCGCGCTCGATCATCTGCGGGAAGCCGGGCAGGGTGTCAAGCTTGCCTGTTACGTCCAAACATTGCAGCGTTACATCCCTGAGTAGCCCTGTACGTTCGGCGTTGATGCGTGCCGGGTCATTGTGTATCCAGCCCACGAACATCAGGTTCGTTTTGTCGCTCGAGCTGGCCGGTTCACCGTCAAACAGCATGACTAGGGTGCCGTCAGGGTAGGTTGTGGCCGGCAAGCTTGACAAGATGCGAAAGCTCAACTGCTGGCCCATAGGCGTGATACGATGGCTTTCGATCTGGAACGTATCGACGGTTGTATCGTTGGCCGGGTCGCGGGCGTAGATCGGGCGCCGGCTGGTGAAGGTCTTGCCGTTGCTGTCGGTAACGGTCAGGGCGATATAGCGAAAGCCTGCCGGGAATGTGACGGTAAGCGTGCTACTTGTCACTGAGCCAACCGTCACCGTTCCGTCCGCAATATCCCAGGCGTAGCTAGAGATGGTTGCGCCCTCATCTACAGCAAAGCTTGTCGTGCCGTCCAGAGCCACGGTGATAACGTTTGTACCAGTGGCGATAGTAGCGGCCACGGCTGGCCCCATGTTCGCTTGAGGCAGAGGGTTAAGCGTCTGGTCAGAAAAGGCTTGGTCGCTGTCTTTGAAGATTACCCCGGCGCTATCAATATAAGGAATCTTACTCCACACGCGATACTCATTGAGTACCGTGATATACATATTGTCGCTGGCGTTCAATTCGCCGTCTCTGGTGCCCTGTGAACTACGCCCAACCTTTAACACGGTGCTGGTGGCTGCCCCTCTTATCCTGGTGCGCCCCAGGTCATCTAGGCCGGCAGCCGTGCCGAGTAGTAGCGTCATTCCGATCCGGATGTCACCAAATGCGCCGGTTGTCACGGTATCAAACGTTAGCTGGTCAATGGGATAGGTAAAGGTAGCCTGGTTGACCCTGGCCGCAAAAACCGTGGTAGGCTGCAAAATGAATAGACGTGGAATAGGCATTACGTGTTATAATTGAGACATTAAAGTGAACGATTCGGCAAAAGGACATCAACATGAACACGGATAAAGAAATTTATATTGCACGATTTAGGGTTCTCATTGATGAACGCGACATCGCCATCGAAGATGCACGCAATCGATTTCTCGATGGCTCTACGGCTCTTTACAATGAAATGGTAAGATTTGGTATTATCAAGCAAGGTGAAATTCCTCCGTGGTTAGAAGCTTCAATGTTGGGATTATCCAATCCTTCCAGCCTTGATATTCCTAGTGTCCGCAAGGTCTATCTCGAATCTATGAGGATGCCGCCAAATCCTTGACCAATATCTCGATATTGCGCGGAAAATAGTTTGTCCAGCGTACATCGGCCCCGGGCTGTGGTCTGACCGCAATTCCATTGTAGCGTGCGACCGCAAACCGCTCATCTCTGAGATACACCGTCACATTGGCATTCAGAGAGACATTCACGCCAAACAAGGTCAAGAGGGCCACATAGGTTGTAGCGTCCTCGCTAAAGTCAAACTCGAAAATTATAAATTTGGCCTCGTCATACACATCACCTGATGCGGCATAACTGCGGCGCGTGGTCTGTATGCCGGTTGTGCGGGGCTGCGGTGCTATTACGGTCAGGCTGCCCAATGCAACATTATGCCCGGTGGCAACACGATAGTCAGACATTCATAGCCTCAGTTGGATAATTCACGAAAAATCTCGACCATTTCCACCCTTACCGCCGCTGCAACACTTTGCGCAGATTGGCCGGGAGACGCTATCACTGTTATGGCTCCCGGTGCCACGTTGAAATTGCGGGTATTTCCGCCGCCAGATGGCAGCGGTTGCGGGTTGAGCAGGTTGCCGCCGCGCCACGGGTCAAGAGCGCCGGCCTCGCCTGGTGTCATCGGCCCCTGCACGGCGTAGCGTTTGTTCAACTCCAGGGCGAAGCGATCATACTCCTTGAGCATCGCTTCTTCAATAGCCTTTTGGATCGCCGTCCAACCCTGGCTAAGAACTACACCAAGCGCCTGCATTTCCTTCAGGTGTGCTTCCTGGGCGGCCTCCCGTTCCTCTGCGGCATGTTGGTTTATCTGCTCTATGCGTAACGCATGGGCGCTGTCCATTTCCGCCAACTGATCGGCGTGGTCTTCCGCCATGCGTTCGAGGCGCAACGCCCGATCTTCGTCTTCCTGGGCTTTCTGTTCCTCAAAAGCCTCTTGCATATCCTCAAGGCGCTCTGCGTCGGCTTCTCTGGCTTCGGCTAATCGTTCAGCGTGGTTTTCCTGTTCTTGCTGTAGGCGTTCGGCTAGGTTTTCCTGCTCCTGGCTTATCTGGTCGTCGTGGGCGGTTTTGGCTTCCTCGGCTTCACGATTGAACCGGCGCATCTCGTTAAAGACGGCCGTGGCATCAAGCCTGGCGGCTGCGTCTAGCAGGTTGTCTCTGTGGGTGCGTTCTGCCCGTTCCCGGTTGCGCCGGTAGTTTTCCTCAATATCAGATATGCGCTTGGCGGTTGCTTCTTGTGCGTCGGTTATGCGCTCGGCAAAATCCTCAGCGGCTTCGGCTTCCCGTTCGGCTGTATCGGCTTGAACGTCCGCAATCTGTTTGGCAAATTGCGCTTCAGCCCTGGCGCGCTGCCGGCCAAAATCCTCGGCTTCACGGGCAATGGTGCGTTCGTAGTCCCGTATCGTGTCGGTGCGCTGGCTCTCATACTGGCGTGTGGCGTCAAGGCGTTGATCGGCGGCGTCGCGGTCGATGTCCGCCATCGTCTGGGCAAAGTCGAGCCGGGCTTGGCGTTGTTCTGCTAGTTGCTCTGCTGACGGCCCTGATGGTGTATCCGCCATGCCCCCGGCATACTGGCGGTCATAGGGACGGGTGGCGTTAGATACTACAGGAGACATACTCCGGTCAAAACGCTTGACCGCAGCGGTTATGGGGTCTTCCCAGCCAAAAACCGCTTTTGCGCCGGCCACTGTTGTACCCCAGGCCGAATAGGAATTGGCGTTGCTTTTGTTGGCATCGTCAAGGGCTTTTTTCGCGGCGGCAACAAGGCGTGCGGCGGATTCAAGCCGTTCGGCAACCTTGCGCAATTCGTTGGTGGTCGCCTCCAAAAAAGATGCTGTAGCCGGCGCAAACTCTTGCCCTATCTCAAGAGTGAAATCTTTCCATGCTTTACGGGCTAGTTCTAATTCGGTCGCCTGCCCTGCCGCCGATCTAGAGAGTTTGCCAAATTTCTGATCAGCAATGGTTAGAACAGCGTTTTGGTAAGCCTGCGCTTCACTAAGGCTGCTGTTGGCGGCCTTCAGTTCGTTGACCTTGTTCTTGACTTCATCAACGCCCAACCCGATTTGGTCAAGACGCATTACAGACTGGTTAGCAATTGCGAGTTGTAGTTGCTGCTGTACATAATCCTGTGGGCGTCCAGTCGCCAGGCTGATGCCACGAACAGCGGTCGCAAATTGTTCTATCTCTCGTGTACTGTCGGCAAACCCAATGGCCTGTAGTTGTGTTACCTGTGCAAGTAGATTTGCTTTATCAATTGCGCCGCCCGTCACCTTATCATAGGTGGTCATCAGGGCGTTAAGCTTTTCTTGCGAACCAGCCAGGCTTACAGCGGCAACACTTTGGCGGGCATATGCGGTTGCCACTTCGTCAGCGTGGATGGCGAATTGAGCTAATTGTTGGGCGCCAAAGCCTACGCCAAGAGCGCCAAACATGGACTTTAACGACAATTCGGTTTTCTTGGCTGCCGTATCGATCTGCGCAAACGCTCTGGCGGTATCTTGCCCCACCCTCTGCATGGTGGCAACAACCTGCTGGGGCTGGCTAACGTCAATAACAACACTAGCGACAGCCGTGCCCAAGCCAGCATTACCGCCGTACGGGTTATAGTTGCGAGTGCTAAACGGTCTAAGCGATGGTGATCCCATTACGCTGCCTTGAACACCTTAACTCCCCTGCCCGCCATACTGCGCAGGTAGTTGATCGCCGCCCGGCTGCGCTCCCGGTCTTTTTCTTCCTTCGTAAGCGGTGCAGGCAAACGAAAATCAGGGTCTAATAGTTGGTGCATATCGTATTTCTGCTCTGTGCGTGGGTGCTTGTCTGTACCGGCGTTGTAGGTTTCCTGCGCTGCACCCTCGATTACGTTGCCAACAAACGTCACAGCGTTGTCAAACTGTAGAGCCGTCCACGGGTCCGCTATCTGTACTAGCTGGCTCGGTCGCTGGCTGCTCAGCTTCGCTGTCGTGTACAGGCTCCACATTTGCCGCTTGTTCGTGACGAAAGCGATGCAGCCACCCCTGAGGCTGTTTGGCAAGATTGAAGATGTGAAAACGGTCGTGGATGTCGAGGTCATCAAGCGAGATTTCGTCGTCGGCTTGTGGGTTGTCCACGATGCGTGGCTCCATCATGGCAGCCGGCACGATGATATTGATCAGCTCGATATACTCCCTGGCGCTCTTGGCATCCTCAAGGATTTTTTGCGCCTCATCCTGCGTAATCCATTTAGGTTGCCATAGCACAGAGGCAGCCAGGGGCGTCAGAAAATCAGGGATACGCCCGGCCAGCATGAGCGCATCGATGGAAACCAGACGCAACCGTATCCAGTTCATAGAGGAAGGAAGTTGATACAGTACCCCCTCCTCTTTTAACTGCTCCCGTAGCTGCCGCCATTCTCGCCCGTTGGTTGCATGTGCACCGTTTAGTTGGGTCATGTATCCCCCTAGAGGATGTTCGCTGGCGGGATGGTGACGGCTGCCGCTGTCTGGCGCTCGATTACTGAACAAATGCCGTAGGTGGCATCATCCACAGCTTGCAAGGTCAGCTCGGGGATGGCGAACGTGCCATATTCCAGGGTGGCCAGCGTGACATCAGACATAATCCGGCATTTCGGAAAGAAGATCAGGAAATCGCCTGTACCTTCCTCAGCTAGTGCCTTGCCAGCAATGCCAAAGTACGGCATGTTGTCACCGCCCACTAGCTTAAGTTGCTTGACCGTGTTAGGGCTGGCAACACTGCTAGTAGCCGTATTGCCTAGCAACACCTCGAGCGCCGGGATTTGCACAGAGCCGAACCGAATACGCACCTCGCCGCCCACGGCACGGGCGGCAGTCGCGGTAATCGTATCGTCGCCGGTAAGCTGTGCGCTGATAATCTGGAGCACAGCGCCCATCAACTGCACGCTGTATACATCGACGGCGGCGCTATAGGTGTTGGTGGCCGTCCACGTAGCGATTTTGACATCGTTCAGCCCAAATTGGGGCGCCCCGTAGGCGTCAAAAGCCATTGGTTATATCTCCTTACACAGAGCGTTTAGCCCTGACTAGATATTCACTTCGTTCTACGTTCGCATCGATTTCAATATCCCGTACTGGAAATCGAACGTCACCTTGCCAGTAGGACATAAACGCCCCGCCAAACTGTCGGGCGTGAAGTAGTGCATACACGCGGTCGCGCATCGTCTCTATCGTGGTGAAGCCGCTATCCTGGTAAAACCAAACCTCTAACGTGTGGCGAAAGCTCACCAGTTGGTTGGTATCATCCGCCAGAATGTAATCAGGTACGCTTGACCGCACCTTGACCAGCACGCAGGGCTTGATCGTCTCGTTAGTCTGGTCAAATGCGCCCGGCGTGTTGGTGCGCCCAATGCCCATGCGCCCGGTTTCGTCAAAGTCGAATATGCCCCCGGTAGCTGTGGCCAATAGGGTCGCATCGGCTTCTAACAAGGCTTTGGCTGCGCTGATTATGCTCATCTCAACATTGCCACCACATCACGCCAAACAAGCGGGGCGAAATGGTCTAAGCTTGGGTTTACGATTGCGTAGGCACCGGCGCTCTTGATTTCCAACCAGATGCCATATTCAACGCCATGACTCAAGATAATCTGAACCATTGATCCCACCACATGATTAACCTCAGTGTGTAGCCCCTGGCGGGCGTTCCCGGTTCGATCCGTCCAGGGCGCATTGTCCTTCATGTAGTTCTCTATCTCAGGCGCCCACCGCTGCGCAATCGCCACGATCCCGGCCTCGATGCGCTGTCGATAGGTGAGCGCCAGGGCTGGCCATGCTTGAGCAGGGTGTGAAGTCCAGCGTAGTCCGGCCATTAGTTGTATTTCCTGACAAAGCTGACATAGATGGCTGCCAGCGGATACACCATCGAGAGGACGGCATAACCAATCATCAAGAATGTGCGCAAAGACTCAGATTCAATACACATAGTTCACCCCACTACTCGACAATACGCTTGCAGCCCGTCCGTAAGCCCCACCACGAGCATGATCACCTCGTAGCGAACACCAGCCACAGCGAACCTATCACCCGGTTGTAGGTTCGTGTCTGTGATCGTGGCGTGCCCTTTGTAACCCAGGACAATCGCATCCACCTGATACACCTGCCCGGCACTGGTCGTCACCTGTCGATTACCCCTGAATTCCTCAATTCGCACGCTCTGCGCCGCAAGAGTAGATGCTCCACGCGTGACCGTGATCGAAGTCGGCTTATCTGCGATCA